CTCCCGGTGGCCCCACCAGCTTTCAAAGAGAGGAATTCCAATGGCCGCCACATACGTCACCATGCAAGAACTTCGCGATAACCTTGGTATCGGCACTCTCTATTCTGATGCAACAGTCGAGGAGGTCTGCCAAACTTCTGAGGATCTTCTAAATTCTTATCTTTGGTTTGATTCAGTTCCAGTAGTCGGTGCGGCTCTTGCAAACAATTACGCAACTTTGGTTCTTTCATCTCCCGGTTCATACGTTGCCGGTCAATCAATCACAATTTCAGGATGCGGTTCTACCTACAACGGATCTTTTACAATCACTGCGACTTATCCTTGGTCATTGGGTTCTGCAACTTTTCCTTGGTTTACCTTCTATCCTTTCAATGCAAGTTACTTTCCAAAGGGTTACAGTTTTATCCAATACGCAAAAACTGCCGCAGACAAGAATTACCAATTGATCGTTCCTTACGGTAAAGCCGCAGGAGTAGATACCAAGAGCACTACCTACGCCACTACCCCGGCAGTACGCGAGGCGGCCATGATGCTTGCGGTTACGATCTGGCAATCACGCCAAGTAAGCAATTTGGGCGGCGTAGATCCCAACTTCGGCCCATCACCTTTCGCCGTTGGAAACTCCCTTATGGGCAGAATCCGCGGACTCATCGCTCCATACATGGGTCCACGATCGATGGTTGGATAACTGTGCCAATTCCTGCGATTACGACCCTGAGATCCACGATAGCCACCGCACTGGCGAATCCTGGTGTATGGAGCACCTTTTCCTACGTACCGGCTACACCCATTGCTAACTCCGTAATCGTGTCATGGGATGACCCTGCACTGACATCCAATGACAATTCCAATCTGACAATTAGCCCAACGGCTCACTTTAAGATTTCCATGTTCGTTCCAATGCTGGACAATTCCGGAGCCTTACAAACCCTTGAAAAATTCATGATCACAGTATTTCAAAAAATGTCGCAATCTGGCCTGACATTCAATGGCCCACAAATTTCTGCACCGGCGGTTCTCAACCTTCAATCGGGTGACTTGCTCGCGGCAGATTTATCCATAGCAATCCTTACAAGTTGGAGTTAACAAATGAGCGATCAAGAACTTGCTAAATGGCAAGCAGAGAACGACGCCTTCTTGAAAAAGATCGGCCAAATAACAGAACCAGCACCAACCGCCAAGAAAGTAGAGGAATAAAGAATGGCAATTTTCTTACAAAATAACGTCGGTGTAAAAATCGGAAGCGTTGATTTGAGTAATCATATTACTAGCGTAACTTTAACGCAAAATTTCGATGAATTGGAAGTTAGTGCACTCGGCGACACATCACACAAATTTGCAAAAGGTTTGGAATCAAGCACACTAACTCTTGATTTCCTTAATGACTTTGCCGCGGCAAGTGTTCAAACAACTTTGCAAAATGCTTACGGTACTACTGTGGTTGCCACACTAATACCAGTAAAGGATACTGCCGTTAGTGCAACAAATCCTTTATATACCGTTTCTATCCTTATCAATAACCTCACACCGCTTAATGGTGCGGTTGGCGACATCAGCAATTCTAGCATGACATTCACTTGCAATAGCACCGTTGCATACGCAACTACAGGTACCTTCTAAGGAGAAATAACCATGGCCCGGTTAAAAATCACAAAAGCAGATGGAACGGCAACGATCCATCAGATCACCCCTGCAATTGAATACGCTTTTGAACTTCAATTCAAAGGCGGAATTCATAAGATCTTTCGTGAACACGAACGCCAATCGGATGTCTATTGGCTCGCGTGGGAATGCTTGCGTAGAAGTGGAACAACAGTACCGACGTTCGGAGTCGAGTTCCTCGAATCTCTTAGTGAAGTCGAGGTTCTTGACGACGAAAAAAAAGCCTAAGCCGAGATTCCTTTACCTACTTGATCGCTCAGATTGCGATTGAAACTGGAATATCGCCGCAGGAAATTATTGAACTTGATTCGGAAATGCTAGAGGCAATGATTCAAGTGTTTAAAGATCGTGCAAAGGAGATCGAGAATGTCCGTCGTAGTAACAGGTCTAGACGACACTCTTAAACTCATGCGCAAATTTGCTCCGGATCTAGCCAAGCGAATGAATAAAGAAATCAAAGCGGTAATGCTCCCTATTCGGGATAATGCTCGTAAGTACGTTCCGCAAGATAACGATATGTTGAGTGGTTGGGTCAAGCCTTTTGCTTCTCAGCGAACCGCCAATTATCGGCCATTTCCACGCTTTGATAATTTACAGATGCGCCAAGGCATTGTTTATCGTCAAGGTGCAAGTAAAACAAATAGTGATGGTTTTAGAAATCTTTATTACATAGCCAACTTTAGTGCTCCTGGATCTATCTTTGAAACTGCCGGTCGCCGCGAAAAGCCACGCGATCCAAGTAGAAGTTTAAACCCAAATGCCAGAGCGCAATTCTTAGCCCGGATTGAGGAACATTCGGCTATGCGTGGTTACAAAGGTAAACGAGGTCGTCTGCTTTATCGCGCTTGGGCAGAAGATAACGGCAAGGCTTATCCAGCCGTTCTTAACGCAATTCATTGGGCGGTAAATGAATTTGCCACCGGGAAATCTCAGGATCAAAAGAGTTACGGATTGGTGGCGTAAATGAAAGATAACATTGTTGTATCCGTTGTCACCAAACTTGATGCTAGAGCACTTGTTAAAGGTCAAAAAAGGATTAGTGCCTTTGATAAGTCGCTTAATAAGATGGGTAAAACTCTTCTTGGAGTATTTGCGGCTCAAAAAATTGCCGCATTTGGTAAAGCCTCGATAAATGCTTTTGCCGCAGATGAGAAAGCCGCTAGATCTTTAGCAGTTCAATTAAAGAATACTGGCAATGCCTTCTATCAACCTTCAGTTGAAACTTACATTGCTTATCTTGAAAAAGCCACCGGCGTACTCGATGACCAATTACGGCCAGCATTTCAAAATATTCTTACCGTTACAGGTAGCGTTCAGAAATCTCAAGAGGGCCTTAATACTGCACTTAACGTAGCGGCCGGTACTGGTAAAAGCGTTGAGGAAGTTTCTTTGGCAATTGCTAAGGCATATTCCGGACAAGTTACAGGACTTCAACGCCTCGGTGTAGGACTTGATGCGACTAATTTAAAAAATAAAGACATGGTTAAACTCCTGGCCGAACTTGATCAGAAGTTTAAAGGCCAAGCCATAGGTCGTACTGGCTACGCAAGGCAAGTGGACGATTTTAACGTTGCCCTTGCTAATACAAAAGAGATTATTGGTAAGGGTCTGCTCGATGCTTTCACCGCAGTTGGCGGTCCAAATGGTATGCAAGGATTTTCCGACGGCTTGTTAATGATTGCCGGAGCATTGGCTAAGATTACCGTTGAAACTGGAAAACTTATTGGCTCGCTTGGTCAATTGGGCAATTACCTATTCGATCATAAATTTGACTTTAGTATCGGAGGCACAAAGACTCCGGCAACTTATACTGGTACCACCGTTCCGCGTGGCGATCGCGCCCGAGAAGGTGCCATCTTTGCCAAAGTCCCAGTAGGCGATCGCGCTATTGATGCCAAGATCTTGGCTCAAAAGAAAGCAGAACTTGATTTACTTAATAAGAAGAATGCCGCCACCGCCCTTGCTTCTAAAGATGAGGCGGCATTAGCCGAACTTAAAAAGAAGATGGACGTAGAACGAGCAGGACTTATGGCCGCGTTGGCTTCTGCCACCGATGAAGAAACAAAGGCTCGAATTCTTGCTAAGTTGCAGATTCTTGACGATACAAAGGTTGGCGCTTCTGCCACGCTTGCCAAACTTAATAGCGAGTTAGCCGCGGCCAAAGCCACCGATGATTTGCGAAAAGCAATGGATCAAGCCGCTACCGCAACTAAATTGGCGGCGGATTCTATGTCTGCTCTCAAATCAATCAATTACGGCAACTATCTAGGTATTCCCGGCGGCGGTACCGAAGGCAATAGTTCAGATCCAACGGTGCCACCAATACCAAAAAGTAATAACGAACAAATGCCCAATAAAACAGTTTCCACAGACGTATCCAATGCCGGTATTGATTACCTCGGTGTGGGCGCTTCAGGTGGCGTAACAATCAATTTACAATCCCTCGATCCTTCCAATGCCTATACGGTCGTTCAAGATGCCGTACAACAACTGCAACGCTTTGGCATGAATCTTTCCTATGCTGGATCTTTAGGACTTGTTCAATGACCGTTCCAACAGTCAAGGCATACATAAATTTTTCAACTGGCCCATCATTTGCGCAAGCATTCATTATTGGATCGGGTGTATTTGGTACAAACGTATTAGCCGATTCTGCCGGAATCATTGTGGACGTATCCAACCAGGTAGATCAGATCACTACTATCCGCGGCCGTGATGCTCAAAGCGATCAATTCCAAACTGGCCAACTTACTATGCGGATTGTTGATATGAACGGGGACTTCAACCCCCAAAATATATCGGGTCCCTATTTTGGCCTTCTCAACCCTATGCGTAAAGTGCAGATCACGGCGGTAAGTAATGGCGTAACTTATCCGGTATTCGTCGGTTACATAACTGGATACTCCACCACCACTCCTAAGTATGTCGGTGACGTGGTGTACACGACCATTACTGCGGTGGATGGATTTCGATTATTTCAGAATGCGCAGATTTCGACCGTTCCGGGTTCCGCCGCTGGCGATCTGACTTCAGCGAGGGTAAGTCAGATTCTTGATTCGATTTCATGGCCCAACGCTATGCGATCAATTCAAACGGGCCAAACGACAGTTCAAGCAGATCCCGGAACGGCTCGAACCTCTTTACAGGCAATGCAGACTTGCGAGATCACCGAGTATGGGGCGCTATATGTCAACCGCGAAGGATCGGTAGTATTTGCCAACCGTAATTTCACTACGGCCTCGGTCAATGCAACTGCCACAGTATTTAATGACAATGGCACAGGTATCTCCTACTTTAATGCCATGTGGATTCTCAACGACGTTCTTATCTATAACCAAGCCAATATCACGGCAACTGGATTAGCCACTCAAACTTCTAGTGATGCGACTTCAATCGCTCTCTACTTTTTGCATTCCTATAACCAACAAAACCTTCTTATGCAGACAACCAGCGAGGCACTTAACTATGCCCAAGCCTACGTTGCTTCTCGTAAAGATACTTCGATTCGGTGCGATGCAATTACTTTGGATCTTTATACCAATAACTACGATGCCGGCGTAACTGCCGCCCTTGATCTTGATTATTTCGACCCGGTAACAATCACGACCACTCAACCTGGTACTGCATCGGGTACAACTTCTAGCATCACAAAGACATTGCAAGTGTTTGGCGTATCCCACCGGATTACAACAAACTCTTGGAAAACTACATTCACAACCCTCGAACCTATTATTGATGGCTTCATCATTGGCTCAAGCCTTTATGGAGTCCTCGGTACGAACGTTCTTTCTTACTAAGGAGCAATCAAATGGCAACTGGATTTCCAGCCGCAACCGGTGACGTAATGACTGCCGCCATGTTCAATGGCCTAGTCGCGTTCACCGCTAACACTCAAACAGGTACGACATACACCACGGTTCTTACTG